CTCATTCAATCGTAGTCACGCTGTCGCTTATTCTATGCTTTCTTATTATACCGCTTGGCTTAAGTGCTATTATCCTTTGGAATTTTTATTCTCGATCCTCAAAAACGAAGGCGACAAAGACGCCAGAACAGGTTATTTGATTGAAGCAAAAAGACTTGGGATTAAAGTAAAGCTTCCCCATGTAAATGAATCTGATGTAAACTTCTCGTTGCAAAAAGATTCAATTAGATTTGGATTGGCAGAGATTAAATTTATTTCAGACAGTATTGCAAATAAAATTATTGAAAAGAGACCCTATGAAAACTATAAAGACTTTGTTGATAAAGCATCCAAAAAGGGCAGTGGCATTAATTCTAGGGCCATTTCTTCTCTTAACGCTATTGGCGGTGCTGCTTTTGATGATAACCCTAGAAGCGGTAAAGAAGCCGAGTCTTATTACGAATTTTTAGGTATACCATCATTTAATCTATCTAGCCTAGATCCAAAAATTAAAGCTCAAGCAAGACCAATTGATGAATTTGAAGAGCTCGGATCATTTGTTATGTTCGGAATGGCTAAGGCAATAAAGCGTGGATCTGGCTGGTCAAGAATCGAACTTGTTGACGAAAGCGGATCGGTTGGTTTGTTTGATATAGAACAAACAAAAATAGAAACAAACAAAATGTATTTTGTTCTTGTTGGTGACAATAGAATATCTAGATATGTAGAGGTTGATTTAATTAATAAAGACTCTGAAGATGCTTTTGTTAAATACCTGTATGCACAGTCTTATCCTATTGACGAAAATCAAAGGTTTGTGATAAGCTATACACCATACAAAACAAAAGCTGGCAAGACTATGGCACACCTGGTTCTGTCAGATAAAGATAAGAATCTAAATAGAGCAATTGTATTCTCAAGCATGTACCCATTATCGTTGGCAAAAATGCGAGAAGGAATGATATGCGAACCAGTTCTAAAAACTTTAGAAGATGGAACACTTATGGTTAAGGAAGTAAAATGACAGATAATACAGAAGATATTTTTAAGACAATGAACGCATCTAGAGTGCTAGTTGCAATTCTAAATAAAATTGGATCAATTGAGATACCAACAGAGGATTTCATTAAGTCTAATGGTGAAGACACTCAGCTTTCAGTTTCTTATAATGATCAGTCCCTATCATTTGAGTTTAAGTTAGAGGCAAAGCCTACTGATTCTGATGAAGAACTGGCTAATAATTAATTAGCATGGACATTCAATTAGATGATATCTTAGCAAAGCTAGATCCTAAAACAAGAGCCAGAGTTCAATCGGCTGTCGATATCCAAATACATAAACAGCCAACACCAAGCATAGGACTAAACCTTGCATTAAATGGTGGGTTTGCTTACGGTAGGCAGATACTTGTGTGGGGTAATAAGTCTGCAGGAAAATCTTCTTTTTGTTTACAGATGATAGCCCTCGCTCAAAAAGAAGGAAAGACTTGTGCTTGGATAGATGCTGAGCACTCTTATGATCCTCAATGGGCAGAGAAACTTGGTGTTAATTCAAAAGAGTTAATATACTCACCAGCTAAAACTATTAACGACATGGTTGATGTTGCAACAAAGCTTATGGAAGCAGGAGTAGACCTAATAGTGGTTGATTCTATTTCAGCACTGCTTCCAGCAATCTATTTTGAAAAAGACGGAAATGAAATGAAGGATTTGCAAGACACCAAGCAAATCGGCGCAGAAGCAAAGGATATGACTCACGCAGTCAAGATGTTAAATTATGCAAACAAAGACACATTACTTGTTCTCATCTCGCAACAACGAAATCAGTTTGGATCTATGCATGCTAGTCACATCCCAACAGGTGGCATGGCAGTTAAGTTCTTCTCTTCAACCGTCGTTAAGCTTTGGTCCTCAGAAGCTGAGGCTAATGCTATTAAGGCTGGCATTAAAGTTGGTGACAAAATTATTGAACAAAGAGTTGGCAGGCCAGTTAACTGGATTGTTGATTACAACAAGGTGGGCCCCCCAAATTTATCAGGACAATACGACTTTTACTACCAAGGGGAAGCTCTTGGTATAGATTACGTTGGAGAAACGTTAGACGTTGCAGAGATGTGCGGAGCTATTGAAAAAGGCGGAGCTTGGTATACTATTAATAAAGAAAGAATTCAGGGACGTGCAAAGGCTGTTCAATATCTGCGTGACAACAAAGAAGTACTTGAAGACATAAGGAAAGAAATTGATGCCAAAAATTAATGAGTTTTTTACTTCTAAACCAGAAGACATTCAGGATGGCCGAGTTGAAAGAATAGATCAGGAAAGACCATGCAGTAAATGCAAACTGTCTTCTCCGTTTTATAATTTTAATCAGGTAACTTTAGAAATGTATTGGAAATGTCCAGATGGGCATGAAACAAGGTACAAGCTAAACTGATGTCAGAAAGAGCAGAAGTAAAAAGAGATGGCGCTAAAGCACAAAAGAATAGCGGTAGAGGCGCTTATCAAAAAGGTGATGCAAAATGGAAAAGCTTTGTAGTAGATTACAAAGAGTCTAAATCATCATTTAATTTAAATAAAGATGTATGGGCTAAAATATGTACAGATACTTTTAAGGTAAGCAGGGATATGCATCCAGCACTTAAAATTATTATCGGTGAGGATTCCAAGGTTCGTCTTGGAATCATAGAGTGGTCAGTTCTAGAAGAGCTGATTGCATTTTGGGAGGAAAATAAAAATGGCTAATCCAATGATTACAATCGTAGGCAGAGTTGGTAGCGAACCAGAAACTGTAGGATCAAATGGTCTTCGTTTTAGAGTTGCAACAAATGATCGCGTTAAGAATGACACCACTGGAGAGTGGGAAGACAAGAACACCTCTTGGTGGACAGTCAAGGCTTGGCGCACACTTGCAGCGCAATCAAAGTCTGTAATTAAAAAGGGCATGGAAGTTATTATTGTAGGAAAGATTTACGAAGAAAGCTGGACAGACAAAGAAGGCGTAAATAGAACATCTTATGAAATTAATGCTGATTCGATTTCTGTAACAGCTTATACTTTATCTAAGGATAAGGCGCCAAATAATGATCAGTTCCCATCATATAAAACTTATGCAGAGGTTCCATTTTAATGAAAGAGATAATTCTTACAACAGTAGTAGGAATTGGAGTGGGCGGAATATTTAGTTTGTTTAAACTTCCTATTCCAGCTCCGCCAGTATTCTCTGGGCTTATGGGTATCTTTGGGCTTTGGCTTGGGTACGGACTTGTTCAAAGGCTGATATAATGATAATGTTTACTTTAGGAGCAATGATTGGTTTTGTGGTCGGCTACGGCATGGGACTTTTAATGGATAAATGGGACAAGAAGATTAAAAATGACAGAAGATAAAAACACATTAGAGTTAATAAACTCTATAACTGAGTTCAATGATCTGCATGAGTACATGAATGATGCTCAATTAGATAGGGCATTGGCTGTTATAGTAAAGCTTTTATTGAACCCAGATGTTCCTGCTGCTAAAGCACCACAACTTATTATTGAGCTTCAGGCCATGTCCACTAAGTTTGCCATGATGGCTTCTTACTATTCAACAATAGCAAAAGATAAAGCTGGAACAACAAACAATAATAAAAAGAATATATATTACTCAGCAAAGGAGTCCATAGACAAACTTGTAGATGCACTTAAGTATGTCGTTAGGTATAATTTGTAATGGGAAGAAATATAGTAAAGAACTTAAAGTTTAAAAAGCACACAGGGAAGTTCTTTGACCCTGAAGGCTTTGCAGAAATGCTTGATGAGTCCTACAGGAATACCAAAAGAGCTGATGGAGAAATGACAAAGAAATCATTTAGCCCAAGCTCGCTTGGATATGGTCATGGAACTTGCCCAAGATATTGGTACATGGCGTTTTCAGGAGCAGTATTTATTGATAACAATGATGCTGTTGCAGTTGCAAACATGGCACAAGGAACACAAGCGCATGAAAGGCTACAGAATCTAATTAAAACAATGCCTCAATGGGTTGCAGAAGAAGAAGAAATTATTAACGAGTACCCTCCAATCCGTGGATTTATAGACCTTATCATGAAGTATGATGATGAGACTGTAATTGGAGAAATTAAAACTGCAAAGCAAGAAGTTTGGGATGCAAGGCAGGCAGAGATGAGCCCTTCAGCAAACCATTTGCTTCAGCTTTTAACATATATGAAGCTTAAGGATGCAAAAGAAGGCTTCTTCTTGTACGAGAATAAGAACACTCAAGAGATACTTATTATTCCAGTAGTTATGAATGACAAAAATAAAAAGATTATTGAGGATACATTTATTTGGATGAGAGAAGTTTGGGATAACTTTAAGGATGGCGATCTTCCAATGAAGCCAGAAGGTGCTACAAAAACAAAGATGCCTTGCACCTATTGCCCAATTAAAAAGCAATGCTACTCTAAAGAAACTCCTACTGGAACAGTTCAAATAGAAAGATTTAAGGTACCTACGCTGTGATTTGCGCCAATTCAGATTGTCTTAACGATAAAAACTTTGAGCCAAAAACTCATAATCAAAAGTATTGCTGCGATGAATGCTGTAGGGTAGCAACAAACAAAAAGATTATGGAAAAATATTATGAGAAAAAAGCTATAAGATCTGGACAAAAAAGACACTGTAAGAAGTGTAACTCTATTTTAAGTAGATATAACACGTCAACTGTATGTGCTAAGTGCGACAAAAGCATATCAACTTCAGATAAAGAAAAAGTGTTAAGGATGCTAAATGACTCTGGCCAAATTAGCCAAGACTAAAGCTAGTAGGGTGCTGGGCATAGATGCCTCAACATCTTCGGTTGCATTCTGTCTAATGGAAAACAACAAGCCAATAAAGTGGGGCAAGATAATCATACTCGGCAATGATATATATGAAAAGATATACGATGCTAAAGTAAAAACAGCCCTCATGCTTGATGAGCTTAAGTCAGACTATATAGCAGTTGAAGGAGCCATACTTGTCAGATCACCAGATGCTGTGATAAAATTGTCATATGTCTATGGTGTTGTGATTGCCGAGCTTATGTCTACTGGTGCCTCTGTCATAACTATATCACCCAGCTCTTGGCAGGCACATATAGGAAACAAGAATCCAACCAAAGATGAGAAGGAAGCAATAAGATTGTTAAACCCAGGATACGCAGACTCATGGTATAAAAACAAATTGCGTAACATGAGAAAGCAAAGAACTGCTGATTATTTTAACAAGAAGTATGGATTAAATGTAATTGATTTTGACGTCGCAGATAGTTTTGGTATCGCCCATTACGCAAATGAAGTGTTGACAAAGAGGTGAAATTGTACAAGAATAAAGACTGGCTACATAGAAGATATGTCATCCAAAGGAAAAGTATGGAAGAAATTGCTAGCGAATGTGGCGTAACGGTTATGACCATATATAGAGCATTAAAAGAAAAAGGTTTAATTAAATGAACGTAGACTCGCTCAAAGAAGATTTTTATAAGCAATGGAATAATAACGGTGTAGCCCATATAAAAGATTGTGTTAGTGATTTGCCAGATTGGGAAAAGATTTTAAAAATGTTAAACATGGCTTCAAGAAGCACGGGGGAGCATCAAAAATTTGTTAACCCGCCTGAGTTTGAGATTCCTTATAAGAACATGCTTGCCGTAAAAAAAGTTGTATACGATGATGCTCCTATCCCGCAGCCTAAAATTGAATCTGACGCCACATTTTTCTTTTCTTTATTCTTTTCTGCTAAAGATATTAATACTAGACTTTCTGAATCTTTATACAATCAAATTAAAAGCATTGATAAAAAGCTTAGTATAGAATCAGACTTCAACTCTTTAAAGATTTCTCTTTCAGATAAGTTTGTCCCGTATGAATCCCATAGTTGGCACACATGCATTATTCAATTAAAGGGAATCAACCATTGGTACTTAAGAGATAAAAGAATTGATCTTGACGAGACGTACTTTCTTGAGCCAGGAGACTGTTTGTTTTTTAAAGAAGAAGTTGAGCATAAACTTTCCAATGATGAACCCAGATCTTCCTTGGTTGGAAGATTTACATTTAATGAAGGCGGTAATAAAAATTAAGCTAACCCCAATTTTTGAAGATTCAAAAGAGTTTAGGTTTGATGATCTTTATATGCTTACAGTTGGAACTGAAGCGGGCCACGAAATTTTAAATACCTGTCTTGAAATTGCTCACATGCTGATTAAAAAGAATATTTCATACGGAAACTCTGCCTTAGATCCAGTTCGCATATTTTCAAAGGCGGGACCAAAAGAGCAGCTATATGTAAGAATTGATGATAAGCTAAATAGATTAATTAAGGGTGAAGATTATCCAGGAGATAATGATATTGATGACCTTATTGGATATCTTATATTATTAAAGGTTGCTAAGGAATTTGCTATTTCAGTCGACTAGAAGTATAATAAAGTCATATGGAAATTGAATTAGCTGATCACTTTGATCGCATGAACAAAGTAGTTGAAGAACTACTTAGAGGAAATAACCCTACCCAAATTGCCACACTAACAGGCCTTAAGAGGGCGGATGTTGTTGCGTTGATAGATGAGTGGAAGAACGTCGTACACAACGACACATCAGCCCGTGAACGTGCTAAAGAGGCTATCTCTGGAGCAGACCAACACTACGCAATGCTTATCAAAGAAGCTTGGAAAACAGTTGAGGATGCAGATCAGGCTGGTCAGCTTAGTGTTAAATCTGGAGCGCTAAAACTAATTGCTGATATTGAAGGTAAAAGAATTGGCATGCTCCAAGAAGTTGGCTTACTTGACAACGCAGAGCTTGCAGGACAGATTGCAGAGTCAGAAAGAAAGCAAGAAGTATTAGTAAAAATATTAAAAGAAGTGACGGCGTCATGCCCAAAGTGTAAGATGGAAGTTGCTAAACGTTTATCTCAGATTACTGGAATTGTTGAGCCTATAGAGATTATTGAGGAAGTCAGTGGAGTTTGATTTTAATGATCTAATTGACATCTTAGATGGCGAAGAGTTTGATGAAAGACCAGTAGATCTTAAAACTTTTGTAACAGATAAAGATTACTTAGGATTACCAGGACTATCTGATCATCAATATACTCTTATAGAAAAATCATCTCAGATATATAAAGAATCAACTTTGATTAAGCTATTTGGCGAAGAGGAAGGTTCTCTTAGATATAGGCAGACCTGCAACGAAGTTGTGGCCCAACTAGGCAAGGGAAGCGGTAAAGACTACTGCTCTACTATATCTGTGGCCTATATAGTTTATTTACTATTGTGCCTAAAAGATCCTGCCTCGTATTATGGCAAGCCTCCAGGTGACTCAATCGATATCATTAACATTGCTATTAACGCCCAGCAAGCAAACAACGTTTTCTTTAAAGGATTTAAGAATAGGGTAACACACTCACCCTGGTTTGCTGGAAGATACTTTGAAAAAGCTTCTGAAATTAAATTTGATAAGAATGTAACAGTATACTCTGGACACTCAGAAAGAGAAGCGTTCGAAGGCTACAACGTTCTTGTTGCAGTGCTTGATGAAATTTCTGGCTTTGCCCTAGATAGCACCAGCGGACATGATCAAGCAAAGACTGCTAGCGGAATCTACGACATGTACAGGGCATCTGTTGATTCTCGTTTCCCAGATTATGGCAAGGTTATACTTCTTTCTTTCCCAAGATTTAAGAATGACTATATCCAGCAAAGATATGACAACATTATATCTGAAAAAGAAATTATATCTAGGTCTCATAAGTTTAAATTAGACCCAGAGTTACCAGATAATACTGTAGGCAACGAATTTGAAATCTTTTGGGATGAAGACCAAATTATTTCTTATAAGTATCCTAGGGTTTATGCGATACGTAGACCAACATGGGAGGTTAACCCAACCAGAAGTATTGAAGATTTTAAGATTGCTTTCTACCGAGATGTTACAGATGCACTAGGAAGATTTGCCTGCATGCCGCCAGAAGCAATTGACGCTTTCTTTAAATCACGTGAAAAAATTGAGATGGCGTTTAACGATTTATCATTAGCTGTAGATGGATTTGGAAGATTTGAAGAATGGTTTAACCCAAAAGATGACACAGAGTATTTTATACACGTTGACTTAGCTCAGAAGCATGACCACTGTGCCGTTTCTATGGCCCATATTGAAAAGTTTGTTAGCGTAAAGGTTACTGACACATACTCACAGCCAGCGCCAATTGTTAAGGTGGATGCCGTAATGTATTGGACTCCTACTTCGGATAAGTCTGTAGACTTTGGAGAGGTAAGAGATTACATATTATCTTTAAGATCAAGAGGTTTTAATATCAGGATATGTACATTTGACAGATGGAACTCTCATGATATGATGCAGCAGCTAAAACAGTATGGAATTAATACGGAGACCTTATCTGTAGCTAAAAAACATTATGATGACATGGCTATGGTTGTATTGGAAGAAAGATTAAATGGACCCCACATACCATTGCTTGTTGATGAATTGCTAGAGCTAAGAATTATGAGAGATAAGGTAGACCACCCTAGAAAAGGTTCTAAGGACTTAGCTGACGCAGTTTGCGGGTCAATCTATAATGCAATTAGTTTAACTAGGGCGGCGTTTGGAGACATAGAAGTTCATGATTATTCATCTGTCAAGAAACAGTATAGGGAATCTATAGCAGCTGATGCCCCTAATCTAATTAGAGCGCCTTCTCAAATGCCAAGAGATCTTTATGATGCACTAAGTGGAATGGAAATAGTATGAGTATATATCAAGAGAAAGCCAAAGAATGTAAGTGTTGCAGTAAGCATGTTCCGCTCCCTACAAGATTAAAAGAATACAATGGTATTCTAATCTGCCCCACTACATTTGATAACATTCATGAGTATAAAAGAGTTTGGTCTGACATTGGGCATAGGCCTCCAGGAAGCATTAGAAAACATTTTTCAGAGTATGTTCAGCAGATAGTTGAGCAATCTATTGACAAAACTGATAGTAAAATACTATAATTCAACTAGGCAACAGTAGCTTAGTTGGTTAAAGCCCCGAACTCATAATTCGGTAATCGTAGGTTCAAGTCCTACCTGTTGCACAAGGGGGTAAAATGTTTGAAGATTATGATGAAGAAGAGATAATGTTAAAAATTCAACATTATCTAGATATTGGTGCAATAAGAGTTGCGGGCTTTACAAAAGATGGAGAAGCCATTTTTGAATTAAATGAAGACGTTACCCCACTGCTTGCTCCAGATTTATGGCAGGCTCATGAAGACTACATAGAGTCTGAATTAATAGATTTAGTTAATAATGATTTGATGCAGGTTGAGTATGATGAGGATCTGAATGCTACTTATAACTTTACTAAAGAAGGATTTGATATTGCTAAAAGAAAAGGAATTATTCCTTTAGAAGATATTGAAGACTTTGATTTTTAGTAATATTATTTAGATATACCTCTGTAGCTCAGAGGAAGAGCAACAGACTTCTAATCTGTTGGCCGCTGGTTCGAATCCAGCCAGGGGTACAAGACGTTCCTATAGCTCAGTTGGTAGAGCAGCAGACTTTTAATCTGCGGGTCGATGGTTCGAGACCATCTGGGGACACAATGGGGGTTAGCTCAGTCGGCAGAGCGGGAAGCTGTTAACTTCTAGGCCATAGGTTCGAGTCCTATACCCCCAGCGGATAAATATCCAACTTATATAAGGAGAATAAATGAAAACTGTAGGAGATAAGATCGGTAACTTTGCCGTTACTGGAGTTAAGCCTGGGGCATTGTCTTACGATGATTCCTCATTTGAAGTAATTACACAAGATTCTTTTCCAGGCAAATGGAAAATTATTGCTTTCTATCCAAAAGACTTTACATTTGTATGCCCAACTGAAATTGTTGCTTACGATGCATTAGTGAATGATTTTAATGATAGAGATACCGTATTGCTAACAGGATCTGTTGATAACGAATTCTGTAAAATTGCATGGCGTAATGCCCATGAAGATCTAAAGAAGACAAACTCATGGTCATTTGCTGATACAGCACACACATTAGCAAACGATCTAGGAGTCCACCATTCTTCTGGAGTTACATACCGTGCAACATTTATTATCGATCCAGATAATGTTATTCAGCACGTTACATGTAATAACCTTGATGTAGGGCGTAATGCAGAAGAAGCACTTCGTGTTCTGGATGCATTGCAGACTGGCGAACTGTGTGCTTGCAACAGACCACTCGGAGGAGAGACTCTATAATGACATGGGTAGAACAGCTTAAAGAATCAATTCCAGATTACGCAAAAGATATAAAGCTAAATCTAGACGCTGTTATTAATAGGTCTACTATTGATCCTGATGATGCAACATATATTGCAATTGCAGCAGCGTTTGCTACAGGAAATGCAAAACTACTTTCGTTTATTGTATCAAGCGCATCAGATGAAGTTGAAAAAAATGCTGCTCTTTCTGCTGGTTCTATCATGGCTCAAAACAATATTTGGTATCCCTTTATTGAGATGGCAGATGATGCTAATCTCAAAGGGCTGCCAGCACAATTAAGAATGAATGCCATTTCATCTCACGGTGGAACCACAAAGGCTAAGTTCGAAGCATACTCACTGGCTTCTTCCATAATTGGAAAGTGTCATTTTTGTGTTAAAGCACATTATGAAACATTGAAGCAAGAGGGATACAGTGTTGAGCAATTGCGTGATATCGGAAGAATTGCAGCAACCATCAATGCTTTGTCAAAAATATTGTCTGCTTAAAAGGAGGCAGTGTGGGGAAATATAGAAAGCTGTTAGACGGAACTTCTGCTAAAGAATATGATACCCCTATAACTGTTACAATATATACTAAGTGTCCTAACAAATGGAAATTGATAGACATGGAGACTGGCCAAGAATATCTAGCAACCAAGGATATAGAAAATCCTAATGTAGATATTTTAACAGCAATAAAAAATGGCCTATCTCCATCTATCAATATTCATTATGGATCATGGATAAAGTTTAATAAAAGACATGAGTTGAAGGAGGATGAATGAAAAAAGATACAAACACTAGATCAGTATGCTTTGATGACATACTACTTGTACCTCAAAAGTCTAACATAATAACAAGAGGTGCCATAAAATTAGATACTATAATTGGAAATCCAATTAGGCCAGAAGCTTTTGTACATTTAAAAGCTCCTATAATTATGGCTCCTATGGATTTTATTACAAGCAACTCTATGATAGAAAAGGTTACATCGTTTGGCGGAATGGCAATACTGCCAAGGTACGCTAACTTTGAAGAAAGAATTAATAGGCTAAAGACAATTCCTGCAAGTGTCGATAAAAATCTAATCGGCTTTGCTATATCTATTGAAGAGTCTAGGGATGCAAGGTGCATTAAAGACTTAAAGGATCTTGGAGTAACAGTATTGCTTCTAGAGGTTGCATTTGGGCATTTACAAATTGTTGTTGACGCAGTAAGAGAGCTTAGAAGCACAGTAAATTCTGATGTGCACATTATGGTTGGAAATGTTTCTTCCTATGAGGCTTATAAAAGCTTAATGGATTCTGGTGCAGATTCAGTAAGGGTCGGCATAGGCGGTGGTGCAGCATGCACAACTAGAGTTGTTACAGGATTCGGAGTCCCAGTGCTTGCATCTGTTATGGATGTTTATGATGGAATTGATATAAAAAATGTAAATGGGATAATATCTGATGGAGGTATTAAGAACAACGGAGATGTTGCAAAAGCTCTGGCTGCTGGTGCTTCTGCTGTAATGATGGGATCCTTTTTTTCTGGTCATGATGAGTGCGATACAGATAAAGATGGTAGGCATGTTTTTAGAGGGTCTGCATCAATTGAGGTTCAAAAAGAAAATAACCCAGAAATTATTAATGACTTAAAGAATGTATATGTAGAAGGGGCTTCTGGATTTATTCAGTCTAAGGGTCCAGTTGAATACTCTTTAACTATGCTAATTAATAATATTAAAAGCGCCATGTCGTATTCTGGATCTGAAGACTTAGTTTCATTTAGAGATAATTCTACCTATATTGAGGTATCGCCAATGTCTAATTTAGAGTCTGGAAAAAGAGTCTGACCCCTTGTTATTTCATTAAATAATGATATAATTAATACTGCTTACTACAGATTAGGAATAATAAATGATTATACAGATTATGGGGCTACCTGGCTCTGGCAAAACGGAGCTTTCAAAAGCACTCAAAGAAAGAATTAATGCTATTCATCTTAATGCGGATGAAGTTCGTGCAACTGTAAATTCAGACTTAGGTTTTGCACCAGAGGATAGACTTGAGCAGGCTCGTCGTATGGGTGAGATGGCAAGACTTATTTCTAAGCAGGGTGTTGCTCCAGTAATTGTTGACTTTGTTTGTCCAACAGGCTTAACTCGTGCAGCATTTGGTAAGCCAGACATCCTAATATTTATGGACACGATTGCTGAGGGCAGATTTGAGGACACAAACAAAATGTTTGAGAGACCAACAGAATTCGATGCAACATTTGAAGATCATAGGCTATCTGCTGAACAAAAAGCAACTGTAATAATTAAATATTTTAATCTGCATGACTGGTCTGCACCTACAACATTGATGCTTGGCAGGTACCAGCCTTGGCATGAAGGCCACCACGCTCTATACAAAGAGGCGGGTAAAAGAACAGATCAGGTACTTCTTGGAGTCCGTAATACATACAATACAAGTGAAAAAGATCCACTTAAATTTGATCAGGTAAAAGAGTATATTGCTAAGGATGAGTTCATGGACGGTGCATTGGTACTAAGGTTGCCTAACATTACCAACATTGTATACGGTAGAGATGTTGGGTACAAGATTGAACAAGTAGATTTGGGGGCAGACATTCATGCTATATCGGCTACGCAAAAACGTAAAGAGATGGGCATCTAAGGTTTGGGTTTGGATAACTAAGCCAAACAATATGGAGTGGCCTTCATGAAAGTAACCAAGGCTAGGTCATTTGCCAAAGCATTAAGTTATCGCATATGGGGAACGCTTTCCTCTGTTGTTGTTGCTTATGTTATTACAAGAAACGCTTCTCTATCTGTAACGATTGCATTTTGGGAAACGGTAGTTAAAATATTTATTTACTACGCACATGAGCGTGGATGGAATTATATACAATGGGGGAGAAAATAATGTTTGAATATTATGTAAAGAAAGTAAGTAAAGTTGTAGACGGAGATACTATTGATGTAGATATTGATCTTGGATTTGATATCTCATTTAGCTCACGAGTTAGGTTGGCGGGAATAGATACTCCTGAAAGCCGTACCACAGACAAAATGGAAAAAGCACTTGGCCTTGAGTCTAAAGAGTATTTAAAGAAGGCAATTGATGCGTCTAAGACTGTTGTTATTAAAACAGAAAAAATGGACTCATCAGAAAAATACGGGCGTATCCTTGGATGGCTATTCCTAGACGGATCTAAAGTATCAGTCAATGAACAAATGATTGCCGATGGATATGCTTGGGGATACCTAGGGGATACGAAGGTAAAGGACTTTGAAGCACTTGCTAAAGTAAGGGCTAAGAAGAAATAGACAAGATATAAATATTTTGCTATAATAATATATGGACCGCTCAATAGAGGGTCCATATATTAATTTATTCGCTTGAAAGGGGAATAACATGGTTAACAACACATTCACACTGGATCTTTTTAAGGATCCATTTTTTATTGGCTGGGATCGCCAATTCAAAGATCTCGAAAAGGTAATGCATAATTCAACAAACTATCCGCCGTACAACTTGGCTCAGGTAGGTGAAGATAGCTATATGATTGAGCTTGCTTTGGCAGGCTTTAAGCGTGAAGATATCTCTGTTGAACAGGAAAAGAATGTTCTAACAATTAAGGGTTCATCAGAAACCGAAGATAAAACTACATATATTCATAAGGGTATTGGGGCAAGGTCTTTTGCAAGAACATTCTCATTATCTGAGTTTATGGAAGTTGCAGCGGTGGCAATGTCTGACGGAATCTTGAAGGTATTCATTGTTAGAAATGTACCTGAAGAAGCAAAGCCAAAGACATTTGAAATCCTCGATTCATTTACTCCAGAAGAGGCTGTATTACCTCCTGTTGTAAGTAAGAGAAAGAAATAGTATAATAGAAATCTGCACCCCGTCACTGGGGAGTCGCAGACAATAACGGGCGCTGCCCGTTGGATGGACCTGAGTATGTCCGCAAACTGCTCATTAACTTTAAGGAATAGGTATGCCAGTATACGAATACAAATGCTCATATGATGATGCACATGCAAAGATGTCAGTCCATAGGTCAATGACTGAAGATGATCCTGGATATACATGTGTTGAATGTGAGTCTGAAATGACAAGGTTTTTTACTACAGTTGGTGTACAATTTAAAGGTAATGGCTTCTATAAAACAGATAATCCTAAATAGCTAAAGTTTGCTTAAAGTTAATTCTTAGTTAACCGTATCTCAAACACCTGCCAATTTAATTATACTATACTGATACTATGAAATTTAAATTCATTGCTTTCCCAGCAGCATTAGCCATATTTGCTAATGCTTTTTTTATTACCCCTTCACATGCTGATAACCTTCAAGGTGCTGGATCTACATTTGCTGCTAATTTTATAGACAGATGCAGGGTCGAATTTATGAAATCAACAGGAGATTCTGTTGTCTATGGAGCATCTGGCTCAGGTGCTGGAAAGAATATGTTTTCAAATGGAGTAACAGACTTTGCTATGTCAGATGTTCCTTACTCTGGTACAGAACTAAAGCCATCAAAAGAGTTTACATATGTTCCATTGGTAGCAGGGCCAATTGGAATTATCTACAAACTTGATGGATATAAAATTACTATCAAGATGAGCAAAGATACCCTTGCTAAAGTTTTTGCGGGACAAATAACAATGTGGAACGACCCACAGATATTAAAAGAAAACCTTATATCAGGAAAACTACCTAAGATACCAGCAACAAAGATTAGAGTTGTATACCGCATTGATGGTTCTGGGACTTCAGAGGTTTTTACTTCATACCTTAATGCAGTTGCTCCAACTATATGGAACAAGCCAGGGAATAAAAACTTTGGTACTGCATTCCCTGGAGATATATCTAAGAGTTATATGACCAGCGCTTCTGGGTCTCATGGAATTGCAATGGTACAAGGAACAACAAATGGATCTATTGGATACAATGAGATATCATATGGAAGAGGACTAAAGACAGTGTCTATTGAGAATGAGGCTGGAAGGTTTATGCAGCCAACAGTAGGCGCAGCCTCAGTATTCCTTGGAGACTTTGTTCCAGATAAAAGCGGGGTAGTTAAGATTAACTATAAGAACCCTAATAAACTATCCTATAACATATCTACATTTACTTATGGCATAGCATACAAAGAAAAGAACTCAAAGAATGATTCAGTAAAAAAGTTCTTTAATTTTATGTTAGATACTTGCGGCAAAAAGGCGGAAGATCTTGGGTATTCTCCAATAAGATCATCTATGCTAAAGTTTTCTAAATCTAGAGTTAATGAGATAAGCTCTAAATAACTAAAGTGGTATAATTACTATGTAGACATATTGTTTACTTAGGGGCCCTACTTGACAAGGAATAAGTTATTTAGAATAACAGCAGCCACAATGCTTGCATTTGGTTGGCTCTTTATGTCACCCGCTTATTCTGATGACCCACTAAGCTTAGCAGCTCAAGAAATTGAAGAGTTAAATAGTAGCATTGATGACCTAGGATACAAAGATGAATTCATATCCTTAATCCAAGAAGCAGAAGACAAGTACGACATTGCAGCATCTGCAAAAGAAACACAGACTCAAACCTCTGACCTGTACGACGACTCCCTTGACGCAGAAGCAACGGCACTTGAAGAAAAAGACTTAGCCCAATCAGCAGTAGACGGACAAACAGTAACAGTAGACACTGCTTTAGATAATAAGAATGATGCCTACGATGCCCTTGGAGTAGCAAACATCAATCTGTCAAACGCTCAGCAAGCATTAGACAGTGCTGGTTCTGCTGGTCTGGCATATGATGTTTATAGTTTAATTAGGGTTAATGGCCTTGCAGCCACAGATCAATTCTTATGTAGCGGAACAATAAATGGAAACTATATGACTCGTCCAGTTTGCGGTAATAGATACGAAAACTTTATAGTTAAATTTACTGGACAGATAACAGTTCCTTCATGGTTTACACAAACCTACTTTGCGGGATATACAGATGATGGTTTTAGAATGTATATAGATGGCCAACTTGCCGTTAACAACTGGGTAGAGCAGGGGACAACTTGGAGTGACTACTCTCCCGTATATGATGTTAGTGAAGACAAAACTTTAGATGTAGAAATATGGTGGTATAACGGTGGAGGACCAGGTTCCTATCATCTTGGCTGGGCTATCCCTGGAGGATGGACTGGTGCAGGTTGTGACTATGCTGGCAACCCAAGAGTATGGGGACAAGACTTTAGTTGCAATCTTAATACATTTTCTCATGGATCTGGAGCAACCCAAGAACAAACAAACGCCTACAACAACGCACTTGCTGCAAAGAACTCAGCCCAAGATGTATATAATGATAAATTAAATGTTTATAACCAAGCAGTATCAACACTTAATGGTTACAGTCAAACACTAACTAATAAAACAAATGAGTATAACAACGCAGTTTTAAATGTTGCAACGGCATTGCAAAATAAAAACAATGCTATTAGCGCATATAATCAAGCAATTAATAATGTCAACAGCGCAATTGATGATGCATGGCGTTATTATGACGAGCAATCACAAAGAGAAATTCAATCTGCTATTGCACAAGCAGCAGCCAATGCTGCAGCCAATCAGCCTACCCCAGAACCAAGCCCAGAGCCAACTGCTGAAGAGCCACCTACTCCTGAGCCAAGTCCAGAACCAACACCAGAAGAGCCTCCTACACCAGAACCAAGCCCTGAACCTACAGCAGAAGAGCCACCTACTCCTGAGCCTTCTCCAGAGCCTACAGTGGACCCTACAGACGAGCCTACCCCTGAGCCTACCCCAGAGGAACCACCAACTCCTGAGCCAAGCCCAGAACCAACTGAAGAGCCTGCCCCAGAAACTACTGAAGAGCCTGCCCCAGAACCATCTCCAGAACCTGGACCAGATCCAAAACCAGAAGAGAATCCTTGGAATGAACCAGATGTGGAAATTACTGATGAGGTATTAGCAGCCCTTGTTCCTGAAAAGGGAACTGGAACAGAAGAAGATTTATCTAATGTTATTGCTAACCTTACAAGTAGTGATAATAAGTTAGTTACTCTTTCCCCTGAACAAGTAACAGCAGTTAGCCAAACACTTAGAGCCTTGACTCAAGAAGCAAAGGCTGAGGTTGCAGAAGACCTTGGCATTAAGCCTTCAGAGGTTGCACAAATTGCTGAGCAGATGAAGTCTAACCCAGCACTGGCAGAAGCATTCGTTGAGTTTACAGATAGAGAGGCGGAGGCAGGAGAAACTACAATGCCATTTACATTAGCAGATGCAGTAACAGAAGTACAAACAGAAGCATTCTTGGCAGACCCACTTGGAGCGGTATTTGCGGTGGACCCAGTAGAACTACTATCTAATTTCTCTGAATTAGGTATGGATATGACAGATGATCAGAGAGAAAAAGCGCAAGAAGTAATTGTCCCAGTGATCATCGTATCACAAATTGCAGGGGCAGTCATAAGGAGGAACAAATGAAGATAATCAAAAAGATGTTTAATCTTATAGGCAAGGCAATTAAGGGCTTGGCTAAATGGCTTAAAGACGCGGGAATGGAGCTAATTGCCCAGGCATTCACCCTCCTAGGCTTCTTTATCGCATGGCTAACTTTGACGGGCTCAGCTAGAGATATTGTTGGAATTGCAGTATTAATAACTACTGTAATTTGGCTAATAACTATACCACTTAGAAAAGACGATAAATAGTGTATAATTGTACTATGAGGAAAATATTTTC